AACGCCGTAATCGCTGAAAGTAATAAGGACATTGCTCTTGCCGTAGAAGTTGGTCGGCATGACAATAGCGCCAGACGCAACGCCCGCCAGCGTGCGGACGTCGGTGTCGTTCAGCGAGACCGTGGCGGTAGCGGATTTACCCAGTTCGAGGTTGATGGACTGCCCCGCCGTGCTGCCACCCAGACTGATTGGGCCTGAAGAGTTGAGCGTCATTATTTAGCTCCTCGTAGCTCGTCCAGTTCCGCCTTTAGCTCTTTGATGGCAGCAAATGCCACGGCGACCAGCCTCTCGTAGTCAACGGCCAGCGTGCCGTCTGGGCGCTTGCGGACAGCAAGCGGGAACACAGCCTCCACGTCCTGCGCGATGACACCGAAGTCGGACTTCTTGACGAAGTATTCGTCTTCGCCGCCATGCTCTGCGATGTATGCGTCGGTCCAGTCGAACGTCTTGCCGCCGACTGTCGTTACGATGTCGAGGGCGTTTTCAATCGGCTGCACGTTCTCCTTGAGACGCGCGTCCGACGAATAGTAGGCCGTGACGTTATTGGTCGCGCGGATTTCACCGGCAGTGCCGGAGCCAGCAGTGCCAACGCCAAGGCTGTTGACCTGATAGTTGTTGCTGGTGTTGAGCGCGTTTGCCGTGGTCGCCGTCGTTGCGTTCGTCGCATTCGTCGCATTCGTCGCGTTTGTTGCATTGGTGGCTGTTGTAGCGGTTGTAGCGGAGGTAGCTGTTGTAGCCGACGTTGCCGTCGCCGCGTTGCCGCTGATGTTAATACCCCAAGTGCCGGATGCGCCTGTGCCGTCTGCTTTAGGAGCACCAACGGTGCTGTAGTCAATCGTGCGTGCTGCCGACCCGTTGAACGTCGTGCCCGCCGCTGCCCCGCCGGTATTGTTAAAGGTTACCGCATTGGTGACCGAGCCAGCCGTAGTTGCCGAGGTGGCGGACCCAGCAGTCGTAGCCGAGGTGGCGGTCGCCGCGTTGCCGTTGATGCTTATGCTCCAAGTGCCCGACGCGCCGGAACCAGTAGCCGAGGGGACGCTAAGGTTAGACCGAGCAGTTGCCGCGTCGGTTGCGCCTGTACCGCCGTTGGCGACAGGCAGAGTGCCTGAGACCTGTGTGGTCAGGCTGACGCCAGACAGTGTGCCGCCGAGCGTCAGGTTACCCGAGGAGGTGACGGTGCCCGTGAGCGTGATGCCGTTGACCGATCCAGTACCGCCAACTGAGGTGACGGTGCCGGTGGTGGAGCTGGTGCCCGCGCCGATGGCCGAGCGGAACGACGCCGCGTCGAGAGCCGAGACCGTGTTGTCTGCGTTGAAGCGGGGGAACGTAACGGCACTCGGGTTGGCGAGCGTGAACATGCTGCTGCCGATGGCCGTCGCGCCAAGGTTGGTACGCGCGCCTCCAGCCGTCGTCGATGCCGTGCCGCCCTGTCCTATGCTCAATGCGGTCGTCAGGCCCGATAGAGCCGTGATGTCGCTGTTTGCACCCGAGGCAGCCGCGCCAAGGCTGCTGCGTGCGCCCGCAGCCGTCGAGGAGGCTGTGCCGCCCTGCGCGATGCTCAGAGGCGTGCTGAGGCCCGATAGAGACGTGATGTCGCTGTTAGCGCCAGAGGCAGCCGCGCCGAGGTTCAGACGCGCACCAGAGGCCGTAGCGCCACCTGTGCCGCCATTCGTGACGGCCAGAGTGCCGCCAAGCGTCAGCGTGCCGCTTCCAGTGACAGGGCCACCGGAGAAGGAGAGACCCGTCGTGCCGCCCGAGGCGTCGACTGAGGTAACCGTACCGCCGCCAGCCGTCGACGTGATCGTAATCGAGCCGCCGCCGTTAGTGATGCTGATGCCCGAGCCAGCCGTTAGGGTTGCCTTGGTCAACGTGTTGCCGGTGCTGTTACCAATCAGAAGCTGGCCGTCGGTGTACGAGGTCTGGCCCGTGCCGCCGTTGGCGACAGGTAGCGCAGTGCCTGACAGCGAGACGGCGAGCGTGCCTGAAGTCGTGATAGGAGATCCGGTGACGGACAGGAACGAGGGGACGGTCAGCCCGACGCTGGTCACCGAGCCTGAACCCGTGCCGACGCCCACGCCGTTGATGAATAGACCCGTCGCGTTGATCGTGCCTGTGCCCTGCGCGCCACCCGTCGGCGCGCCGACCTGTACGCCGCCAGAGGCGGTTAGCGCGGTGATGTCGCTGTTGCTGCCCGACTGGGCCGCGCTGAGGTTAGAGCGCGCACCTGCGGCTGTCGTAGATCCTGTGCCGCCCTGCGCAACGGTCAGGGCCGTTGTGAGGCCCGTAATCGAGGTGATGTCGCTATTCGCGCCAGAGGCAGCCGCCGCGATGGCGGAGCGGGCAGCAGCCGTTGTGGATGCCGTAAAGACGGCGGTGCCGATGCCCGTGCCGCCGAGGTTGGTCAGCGCGGAGCCTGCGCTGGTCGCGCCGGTGCCGCCCTGTGAGATGCCGACCACGCCTGCGAATGCCGCCGCAGTCGTTGCGGTGATGATGTCCGTGCCGTCGGAATAGTAGATACCCGTCGTGTTCTGCGTCACAACAACAGGGGATGAGCTGCCCGACACGCGGACAGAGAGGGTGAAGGCACCCGTCGTCTGGTTATTGATCCAGTACTGCTGCACGGTGGCAGGCACGACGACAGTCACGTTGCCGCTCAGGGTGCCTGTGAACTTGTAGGCAATCCGGTTCAGTTCAGATCCGCTCAGCGTGTACGTGCCTGTAGTGACGGCGACAGACGTGTAGTCGAAGGCGAAGACCGCCTGCTGGCCGAGGCCGATGGTGTACCACTGGATGCCGTCGGTCACGATGCTGGCGCTGTCGCCCGGCTGCAAGGTGAGCGTGCTCGCCCCGTTAATCTGTTCCGCGCCAGATGGGTCGACGACAAGGTCGCCCGTGCCGCTGTTGCGCAGGTTGATGAACCAGCCGTCAGTCGCCGAGACGGAAGTTGGCAAGTTCAACGTGCCCAGTGCGCCTGTCCAGACAAAAGTCTTAGCGCGGTCGCCTGTCGTCGTCGTGACTGGCGTTGAGGAGAAATCGACAACCTCGGCGTTCTGCGCGAGGGTTGAGCCGAGGGCAACGAGGCCGGGGCCTGCGAGCGCAGAGGCTTGCGCCTGTGCGGTAGCCGCGCCGTAACGGAAGACGCGCCACGTTCCTGCGACCGTTGTGTTGTCCGTCAGGTAAATCTGCCACTGCTCGCCTGCACTCATGCTGAGAATGGCGTTGCCTGCGGCAGTGTCGACCGTGACGATGCTAGGGCCGAGGTTGTTGAAGAGGATCGTCTGGCCCACGCCGACCTTCGTCGCGTCAGGCATGATGATGGTGTAGACGCCAGTCGGCGTTACATCGATGATGCGGGCGACGACGTTGTTGCCGGTGGTGGCCTCAAGCGGCCACTCAAGCGTTACATCGCCGGACAGCGACAGCGGAAGATACGACACGTCCGAGGGGTAGATCGTGCTGCCCCCGAAGACCTGAGTGAACGATGTGGACATTATTAGGCCTCCTTGCGCACAGCGGATCGGTCGAGGATTTTACCAAGGTCTTCGCCGTTTAGCATCGCCGCCGCGCGATCATACATGCTCTGCCAAACTTGGATGCGTTCGTCGTTCTTGAGGAACGGCGTGGCTTCCACCAGCGTGCCGTAAAGCAGAAGCTGTGGAGCGTATTCCGTGACCCAATTCGTCTGCACACTGTCGTCGAGCAACGGCGGCAATTCGTAATAGAGGATCTCGAAGGGGTAATCTTGATCGGGCGTTGGCGCGATCAACCAGTGGCTATAGTCATAGTCGCTGTAGAAAACAGGCTGGTCGGTGTCGAGCGCGTTGGGCCAGTACGTGCGAATATATTCGTAATCGCGCGTGAACAGGAACTTGCGATTGTCACCCGTTGCGCCCGTGCCGATGTTAATCGACACGGTGTCGCGCCAGCGGTCGGGCTTAGGGTAAACCGATTGCCCAGTGTTGAGCTCGCCCGTCACGACATTGATGAAGCCCTGAACCTTGAGTTCACGAGCAATCTTGCGCTCCGCCAAGTTGATGAGGCGCGGGATTTGCTCGTAAACGACAGCGTCAGACGCGAGTGTCGCGCCGCGCTCAAGGTAGCGGCGGACATCCTGTTGAAGGCTCTCGAAGGTCATCGTCGTGGACATAGGGGCCTCTATACCTGTTTTTTATTGGTTTGGACAGACACCGCCTACAGATATTCGGCGAGGGCAGTTGCAATGCCTGCGAAAGTGATAAGAACGGCTGCGATTTTGCTTTTCTTACCGAACTTCGGCGCGTCTCCGGCCATCGGCAAGATCTTGTTGGTGGCTTTCTTGAGGATCGCCTTTTCGGCTTCCTTCTTCAATACGCTTTTCAAATCCATTGTTCTTCTCCTTAGAGCCAAGTAGCATACTTCTTGGTTTTCAGTTTACGGTCATCGAGGCCGTGAGTGCCCCCGTTGATCCGCTTCGTCAGTGCGAGGATCGCAGCGTCGTTGATGCCTTGGTCGCAGATCGACCAGAGCTTGTTTGCGTCAAAGAACCACAGG